TAACTAGGGAGTGTTAGCTTTGGTTAAGAGTTCTTTTGCTAATATTTATTTTACATCTTTTTTCTTCTTTGTCAGCTTCTTTATTAGATTTTTTACTAAAGGTTTGACAAGATTAAGCAGTAATGGAGTAGAGGCAGCAACAGTAGCAATAACAGCAGTACTAACAAGCTGTGGAGGATTCGGTATGTATTGCTCGATGAATTTAACGTCTTCATAGAGTGTTATACATTCACTACCATCTTCGCTTCTTTCATGCCCGATGACACGCTCCAGCTTAAATTCGTTACGATAATCTCCTACTCTCTGATCTTTTTTGCCAGGACAGGCAACAAAAAGTATTTCATCTTTATTTTTCTTTGGTTCGTACTTTGGCGCTTCTACTGTAGGTTGTACAAATTCCTGCTCTTGATTTTGGGGGGTTTCTGACTGCGTATATACAAATTCGTTGGGGTTATACTGCAAAGGTTCAAAACTAGGAATACTGAAATTACCACATTCTGTATATGTGCCGTATTCGTCTTTTTCACTATCAATAAGACTTGTTAGGTTATTTCTATGTACTCTTACACAACCAGGAATATCAACTATAGGTTTACTTATATTATTTAATATTGGTACGTCAGTTTTCCATATTGGTATTTCGTGTATTTGTACCTTGTTTATTTGAAAACGAGGTATTTCAGTCATAGGCATTTCTTGGTAGAAACACTTCTACAAAAGAATGACATTTAGGACAGGAAAGATTGGTTACTATACTATATTCACCAGACATTACTGGATAATCTTCGCCATCCATATCGTGATCGCCACCCCAAATTAATTCAGTTTCACAATGCCAACAATTCATTTTTTTGGTAGAGGCATAGATGGACCTGTAACATTTGGCAAATTATTGTCCAACATTTTCGGCATCATGCCTTGTACATTTCCTAAGATTTCATTCATAACCTGAGACTTGAAGTTTTCAGATGTTACATATTTGTAGCCAAGATACGCTCCACCACTCATAGAAGCTACCATTACAAATGAGATGATACTTAAAACATTAGCTATTTTTTGAAACATGATAAGAGAAGCATTAATTAAGGCAAGCGTACCAATAACATTTATGGTACTTTTTCTAATTATAGGATTAGCACCACTTTATGTCATGTACGGGATCATTGATAGAAATATACCTGTTAAGACTCGGTAGCTGGTTCGTCTGGTTTTAAAATATCTTCAACAGCAGCTATAGCTCCCTTTAGCTCAAATATTCTCTGTTTGCAGTTTTCTGCTACTTTATTAGCTTCATTAAAATTATTTACTATCTGCTGTAACTCAGAGTTCAGAGCTTCTAGTTTCTGTTTTGGATCAACTGCCATTAGATTGATATTGTATTACTATATCAATAATACTAGGCTGCCTTTAATGCTGCAACATTACGTTTTCTATGATTTTAAGAAAATAGTTGTTTACAGTTTACTGTGCTTCAAGAGCTGTGACTTTTGCTGATAACTCTTTAACTGCATTAATTAAATACCAAGTTAAATTATTAGAGTCAACTGTTTTAACTCCAGTTGATTGAGTTTTTACACACTCTGGTAATATTTTTTCTAATTCCTGTGCAATTATACCAATCTGTTTTCCTTCTTTTTCTACTACTGCTGCTTTTGGATTGTCAAAATCTACTATCTCTTCTTCAGTTCTATACTCAAAATTACGAACTTGTATTTGATTAAGAATATCTAAACCAGTATTGTTATCTACTATATTTTTTTTAATTCTTTCATCAGAAGTAGTCTGCCAAGCAGTAGTGTTACCTGAGTTATATACTCCACTACTACCACGTAATAAAGCCGTTTGAGTTCCTCTACCAGTAGAGTTATGTCCAATAACTATTTCTCGGTTATTAGTATTACCAGCAGTCTTTGAATCATCTCCAATAACAATATTTCTTCCTTCACCTGTCGTAATATTTTCTCCAGCTTGATAACCTATCAAAGTATTACGTTCACTTGTTGTAATTGAATCACCAGCACTACGGCCAATAACAACATTAGCATCACCAGTTGTTATAGCAGCACCAGCGTCAGTACCTATAATAACTTGATTATTTGCAGTAGTAGAGTTGTGTGCAGCATTATGACCTATAGCTGTGTTTGCTGATACTGTTGTGGAAGCACCTAAAGCACCAGACCCAATAGCTACGTTAAAACCGCCAGTAGTATTTGCATCTAAAGCTTGAAGTCCGTATGCTGTATTATAATTTCCAGTTGTGTTTGCTGACAACGCACTACTTCCTAAAGCACTACATGAGTGTCCAGTTGTGTTCGAAATCATGGCACTAGAGCCTACCGCTGTATTGTTACTTGCAGTAGTACTATTAAGCAATGCTTTTAAACCAACTGCTGTATTAAAATGACCTGTTGTATTAGCTCCAAGTGGACCTTGTGTAAGACCATATTGACCTGGACCTATTGCTGTGTTAAATGTACCAGATGTATTTGAATACAAAGCACCAGAACCTATACCGACATTATCACTTGCAGTATTGACTCTACCCGCTTCAACACCAACCCAAGTACAACCATGAGTAGTTGTCTGTGTTTTACCAGCACCAGAACCTATAGCCGTATTGTTAGTTCCAGTTGTGTTTGCCTGTAAGCAGTTTGTTCCCACGGCTGTGTTATTACTTGCTGTTGTGTTCCCTTCTAAAGCACCTTGACCGCAAGCAGTATTGCTTCCACCAGTAGT